GTCGGTCCTGCGGTCGCGGTAGGATTGGCGGGCGTTGCCTGACTGGAAGAAATCACCCCGCCGACACACGCGGTATTGGGGCCGCATTGCAAGAGGCCGGGCTGCGCTGCCGTGCCCAGCTGCACCGCCGGCGTTGCGTCACTGCGCATATAGGTCGTCAGCACACCGTTGTTGGCGGTCGGCCCGGCGGTGCCGGTGGGATTCGCCGGATTGGGCGGATTGCCGGTCGCGGTGATGACGCCGCCGATCGCCGTGATGGTGGCGCCGTCGACTTGAACAAGTCCTTTTTGACTGGCGCTGCCGAGCTGCACCGCGGGCGCGGCGTCGGACCGCATGTAGGTGGTTGCCACGCCGTTGACCGCAGTCGGTCCTGCGGTTGCCGATGGATTGGCCGGCGTACCGCCGCCGCCGCCGCCGCCGCCGCCCGAAGGGCCGATCGGCACCGTCTGCTGCGATTGCGCCAGCGCCGCGCCGGATATCAGCGCGGCGACCAGTCCGGCGACCAGCGTGCGCGCCATCATTTGAAATACTCCACGTCCATGCTGGGGATGCCGCTCACCGCAGTAAAGCGATAGGCCGCCAGCGGCCCGCAATCCTGCCACTGCGAGCCGGCAATGATCAGCGTGCCGTTGGTGGTTGAAGCGCTAGAGCCGTCCGAGGTGCGCCGGATGCTGTTGCCCTCCAAAGTAAACTGCGCGCACTTGGTGCCGGTCGGCACCGCGAGTGTGGTGTTGGTGCCGATGGTCAGGGCGAATTGACCGGAGCCGGCGGACACATAGGTCTTGACATTGATGACGCTATTGGGGCTCTGCGTCACCACCAGCGACGGATCGCCGGCACTGGCCGGCGTGTTGGGGCCTTTCACCGCCGGCTGCGGCTGCACCGCTTGACCCGGTGTGCCGGCATCGCCCCACAGCATCGCCAGCGTTACCGCGGCGACCGACAACCAAACAAGATTGATGCTGCGCATGGCTGTTAATCCTGAGTGACCGTCAGCTCGACCATGACATCGCTGGTGGTGCCGAACTGATTGGTGAGAAGGTCATTGGTGACCAGCACGCCATAGAGATCGGTGACGCCGAGGCCGAGCGCGATTTCAACATCAACCGCGCTGGCAAAAATCGCGTGGCTGCCCAATTGCGTCCACGGCGACAACGTGATCGCCATCAGCACCTTGGTGACGTCGGCGGCGGCGATCGCCGGCGCCGCCGCGTCGGTGAACACCGACGCCGTCGGATTGGCATTGAACAGATAAAGCATCCAACTCACGCCTTGCGCACGCGCGCAGGTGGCGCGGACCAGCCGGACTTCGCCAGTGCCGGCAGTGCTGTTGAGCACATTGGCGAAATGCAACACCCCGCCGATGACATAGCCGCCGCCATAGCTGTTGCCGACGGTGACCGGCGGCGTCACCGCAACCGCTAGCGACGGGCCGCCGCCGCCGCCGAGCGCGGTCGCCATTTGCGAGCCGGTAAACAGAAAATCATTGCCGCTGCGCACCGCGACGAACTGATCGGCGGGCGTTGGATTGCTCGGCGCCGGCGTGATCTGTGACAGCTTGCGGACGGCCATGTCGAATACCTAGAACTGATAGCCGGCGGCGTTGACGTCGACTGCGGTTGCCGAGGCATCGGCGGTGGTGGTGACGGTGATGGCGGTGTTGACGGCGTTGGCTGGGATGCACGGCGTCAGCGGAAACGAAAAATTGCCGGGTGCGGTCAATTGATAGGTGAAGGTGGTGGAACCGATCAGTGTCGCTACGGTCACCGGACCGATCGAACCGGTGCCGGCGGCGCTGACGGTGATGCTGCACACATAGGTGATTTTGCCGGCGGCGGCGGCCAGCGTTGCCGTCACCGCTGCGGTGGTACCGGTGCCGGCAGCAGCAATCGCGGTGGCGCCCGAAGGCACCGCGGCATTGGCTGAGCCAGACGACACCGCGGTCTGACACGGCACGGCGATGCCGGAGGCATTGGGACAGAGTGCAACGCCGGGAGTGCCGACGGTGGCACCGCCCGGCGTGCTCCAACTATGATCCTTGTCTTGCGCCTGTGCCGCAGCTGACAGCGCCAGCGACAGCGCCAGCGCCGCGGCGGCGGCCAGCAGACCTAAAGCTCTCATCTTAAAAGCCTCGCTTGAAAAGTGCGGCGCCGCCGTCCCGCTGGGGTGTCGGGGGGCGGGGAGGGTCACGGCAGCGCCGCCGCGGCGGCACCGTCCCGCCGCCGCAAACAGGTTATGGCTCAGAGCGGTCGTGACATCGGCCCAGCCGGCGGCTGCCCCGGCGGCCCACCGGGCGGTTGCCCCGGCGGCCGCCCCGGCGGCTGGCCCGGCGGCTGGCGCAATTGCTGCTCAAGCTCGATCGCTTGCTTGAGCGTATCGCGGGAGAAGGTCGCGGTGTCGAGAATGTTTTCGTGGGCCAGATCACCGGTCTTGAAATATTTCTCGTGCGCGGTTGCGGTTGCCTGATCGGCCTGGGCGTGGGTCTTGCGCACATTGGCGCCCTTCTGCGCGATATCCGCCGCCGCGCCTTCGAGCTGCAACCGCGTCGCCAGCTCCTGCAATGGATTCGGTTGCTGCGGCTTCGGCGCCATCATCTGCAACAGCCGGTCTTTTTCCGAGCGCGGCAACGGCGACATTTCGATCAGCATTTGCGGCGGGAAGGTGCCGGGCGGATAGCCTTTGAGCAGATCATAGGTTTCCTGCATCATGGTGCCGATATCCGGCCCCTCCTCCATCAGCACATCGACGTCGACGGCGCCGACCGCATTGACGATCGCCGGTCGTCCCATCGGATCAAGCCCGAGGCCGTTGATTTGAATAAATTGCGCCAGCCCTTGATTGTTATTAACCCGCAGCCAGCGTTCCGCCTGCCAATGCCGCTGCACGTTGTTCCAGATCATCTTGTAAAGTTGCAGCTTCCACGCCCGATAGGCCAGAATGAACGGCCCCAATTCGGCTAATCCCGGTTGCCGCAATAGCTCAATGGCGCGGCCGGAGATATTGGCGATGGTCGGCCCCGACAGCGCCGCCATGTTGATATTGGCAAACTGGTCGATATCGTTGGCGGCATCTTGCGCGAACTGCGCGAACGCCTGCAATTCCTGTCGGGTATCGTCGGGCTTGACGTTCTTGCCGGGATTGACCTCGACCACGCCATCGGGCCGCGCCCATTCGCTGCGCGCCCGCTCGACGTCATCGACCGCGCCTTTTTCCAAAATCAGCCGCCGCGAATTGGCGATGTGCATGGTCTTGGCCTTGCCGGCATTGAGCGTGTCCTGCGGGCCTTTGAAATTCCTGACAAAGCCGTAGCGATCGCCGTCGTGATCGACCGCCGCGGCAAACATCTTGAACGCTGAAATCCTTTTGCCGCGCTCGTTGAAGAACGGCGACAAGCCCTGATCGAGCAGCACCGTTGAGATATAAAACGCCCAACACCATTGGCCGCGATGCGCATACCAATGCTCGACCAGCCGCACCCGCTTTTTCGCGGTGATCACCCACTTGTATTCGCGGTCGGCATTGGTGGTCAGGTCGGAGTCGCCCTCGATCAAACCGAGCAGCAAGTCCTCCTTGTCGGGAAACAGATCGATCGCGGCATCGACATCGAGCCACTTGGAAATGCCTTCGTAGCGGACGTCGGCAAAATCCATGCGGTACGACGTCGGATCGTAAAAATATTCGTCGCCGATCACCCACGGCAGGCGAATGTCGGGGTCGCCGCGGTCGCCCTGCGCCAACACCATCTGCACCCCGGCAATACCGTCGATCGCCGCCTGCAACAAACACCACGGATCAATGTTCTTGAACTCATTGCTGTCGAGCACATAGCGGATCGATTGGGTGGCGATTTCGGCGCCGGCTTCGGCCCGCGGCGACCGCGGCAATGCCTTGGGGTCGGTGCGGTAGCGCTCGATCAACCCGACAATGCCGTTGATGCGCCGCGCCGTGTGATTCCATGTCACCGGCGGTTGATGGCGTCGGCGCAGCACATTGATTTGCTCCGGCGTCCAGTGGGCGCCGTGATAGTAATGCCGCGATAACTTCTGTTCCTCAATCTCGTCAACCTTAGTGTAGAGAAAATCGATATACTGCTCACGCAGCTTGCGCACCGGCAAGAACTGCGAACGTTCCTCATCAATATCCGGCGGCTGTTGCGGGCTGTGCGATTCGTCGATGGCGACGCCGTTAATGCCCATCGCCCGCGCCCGCGCGGCGTCGGCAACATTCATCGCATTGGCGACTTCACTACCGGGTGTCGGCATTTTTTTATGTGTTTGTTGTTAATGACCTTCAAAGATCAGGCTTTCCCACACCGTGCGCGGCGAGGCGCGCAGCGAAGCGCGTGTCGAATTGATCGGCGGCGCATAAGCTTTGCGGCAGTAACCCAAGCGCGCCGCCCGCCGCATCACCGGGCCAAAGGCGCGGTAGTCGCGGGTTTTGGCCGCGCCCTGATAGCGCTCGAACACGTCGTCGGAGGTAAAGCGCTTTTTGCTCCGCGCCACCGCGCGGGTGGTTTCCAGCATCGCTAGCGCCCACGCCGCATTGGCGCCGCGCTCGACCCGCTCCATGCCCTCTTGCTTGGCACGCTCGGCGGCCCCTGGCGCCCGCTTCTGCCGCTCGGAGAATAAATCAAACTCGTCGTCGTTCAATTTCACATCCCGGCCATACCCTTGCCGACACCGCCGCGCGGTTTAAAGCTGGGAATCTGCGCGCCGCGCCCCGCCTTAGGCTTGCGGCCGACCGCGGTCTTGATCGGCTTGCTCTTCTTGAACTTCTTGATTTTGGCGGCGCCGCGCAATTTCAGCATTGCCTTCGGCGATATCTTGCCGGCGCGGGCCAGCGTGTTGGCGGTATGCTCAAACGGATTATCGTTTGCCATCTTAGGCTCCGGGTTTTTGCGCTTACGCCCCCGCGGCCTTGCGCGTCAGCCGCTCATAGGCTTTTTCAGAAATCTTACCGCGCCGCCGCAAAGTCTCGGCGTCGCGCTCTAATCGCGTCGGCGGCGCCGGCTCCGGCCCCGAGACTTCTTTCAGATCGGCGAGCCCCTGATCGAGCGCGTCACACGGCTTTTCAATCGAGTGGCCGTGCACTTCGGCGGCGATGGTGCGGACCTGCTCGATCGCCGCCTTGGCGGTGTCGGCGACCGCAACCACGGCGCCGATTTCCGGCATTCCGGTCCATTGCGGCACCACCAAATAAGAACCATCGATGATGCAGAAATTGCGCAGCTTGACGTTATCGCGATACTTCGCCGGAAATTCGACCTGTTGCCAGTTGCTATCGGCCCAATCCGACAACAACAAACACATGGCGCCATACTTCGCCGTGTACTCCGGCTCGACGACAATGCCCTGCGCGCCCTCCCAAATAATCTCCGCCAGATTATCGATCCACACCCCGTATAGCTCGCCCGGCGGCGACCCCATGCGACAGCATGGATCGATCAGATACGCCTTGCCGTCGGCGGTTAAGCGCAGTTCGGTGGAGATAAAACCGCGATAGTCGAAGTCCTTGAGCGTCGCCGCCAGCTTGGCGTTGACGTCCCTGACCCGCTCCGGCAAGCGCTCGTAGCGCATGGTGCGGCCGACATAGGCTTTGTCCTTGACCTCGACGCCGAGGATGGCGCTTTTCGCATACTTGCCGTCGATCACATAGCCGTCGTAGCCGACTTCGATGGCGTCATTGATGGCGTCCTCGACGATGAACTGCATGATTTTCTTTTTGGCGCCGAGATTGTGTTCCAGTTCGTCAAGCTGCGGCTCGGCATGCTTATAGTTCGGTGCGTGGAAAGTTTCGGTGTCGCCGCGGAACGCCGAGACTTTGACATACTGATCGTCATGGGTTTTCAGATGCTCACGGAGCGCGTCGAGGCCATCGACCGCGGTGTAGTTGCCGATATCAATGCCGAGCTGCTTGGAATGCTCCTTGGAGGCGACACGATCGACTTCCAGAATTTCGCCGCCGCGGCAGCCCCACACCCGCTTGCCCTGCTTGGCTAAGAACTCTTGCAGATCGCCTTCATAGACGTCGGGGAAAACCCATAGATCGATTTCATCGTAATAAGCCCACGGATTGAGCACCCGCTCAATGCCGGGAATGCCGGTGCCGATGGTCGGTGCATTCGATCGCGGATAGCCGTTCTGCCAAGGCACGTGGAACAGCACCCGGCCAAAGTCTTTAGCCAGCGGCACCGCCAATGCGTCAAGGAAAAGACCATGATCCCAAACCAGCACCGTGCGCCCCGGATACTTCTTCGCCATTGACTACAGTCTCCATACCATCACCAATAGAAAGATCAGCAACGCAATCCCCGCCAGCAAAAAACTGACCGACACACTATCGAACACGATAACGGCGCCCGCGTTCGATATAATCGCTATCGAAATCGCGCGGCTCAAAGTAGCATTCCGCCAGCGCCCGCACGGCGAGATCGTCGAACTTGCGGCAACAGTAAACGTCCAGCGATACCATGCCGTAGGTCGTCAAGGTATCGAGACAGATGTGGCTTTCGACCAGCGGCACCCAGGCCGAAATCCCGGCCTTGTCCTTGAACCCCGGCGGCGACAAAAACACATAGGGCGGCGCTTGCTTGAGCACGCCGAGCAGGTCGACGACATGATCGAGAAATTCGTAGACTTTGCCGATGTCGCACAGCACCGCCGCATTACATTGGTACAGATCGAGGCACATCTGATAGCCATACGGCGCGTCGGTGGCGCGCTCGGCATAGCCGTCGTCGCCGCTCCAATGCGGCCACAGCCGGCGCTGCGCCGCATAGAACTCCTGGGTATCGCCGTGGCCGCGGTCGCGCTTGTTAGTCATCGGAGTGCGCCCGCTCGGCATCCTGCTTACCCGACTCGCCCCTAGCCCAGCCCGGCAATTTCTGGCCCTTCCAGGGTTTCGCCGCCGCGGCGTCGCCCTTGGTGTGATGCGACTTAGCGGCGCGCGCCACATGCGGGCCGCTCGGCTCTTGCGCTTCACCGGCCAGCCGCTTGCCCATGATCGCCATTGCCTTTTCGCTGATCAGACCGCGACCGCGCAGATGCCGCGGCACGCCGGCGACGGTGGTTTCCTTGTGGCTGTGATTGGCGTGATGGATCAACTCATGCTCGTGGCCGGCGTGATGCTTGGTGGCTTGCCGGCTTTCTTTGGTGGCGTGGGTCGGCTTCGGCGGATTATGGCCGGCCTTGTTGCCGAACTTGCGCGCCTCGCTCATCGCCACCGCCACCGCTTGCTTGTCGGCGCGGGCTTTGCCGAACTTCTTTTTGGTGTGGGCGTAAGTTTTGCCGGTATGAAACTCCGCGATATTCTCACCGACGACTTTTTTCGACTTGCCTTTTTTCAGCGGCATGGCTGTGTACTCCTTGTCCGCTTGGCCGCGAAAGCGCACGGCTTTGTTGTTAGCTTGCGTAACGCTGTCGGCCATGGCGTGGTGCTCGATCGCGCATTGCCCGATTGACCCGGCGCGTCTGCGGGCCGGCGCGCTTGAACAAGCGGCACCAATAATCCCACTTCACACTGCCCAACACGCAAGCGCATTCCGGCGCCTCGCCGCCGATCGGCTTGTAGTGCAAGCAAACCTCGCAGAACTCGCCATCGGGTGGATGACCGTAGCTGTAATCGACTTCTTGCTTGGTCCGCTTGATCGGCACCGGGCGTTCACCAATCTTCGGCCTTCCACTGGCCGCGGCGCGACACCTTGGCGAGATTCCATTCGTCGCGCTCGCCCAGGCATTTGCTGTCGCTGTCGCTGAGGTCTGCGTCGCTGACGCGGCCGTCATACTGGTCGTTGTGAACGTCGGTGCTCGGCCCCGAATAGCGATAGGCGGCGTCCTTGCCGCCGTAGCTGCGTTGGTTGACGGCCATCAGATAGCTCCTTCTGGTTATTTCATGAAAGTCTTGCCGGGCGGCGCAGACCGGCCACTGCCGACAATCTCCTCGCGTATCTCAATCTCCAACTCCACGTCCTGGATTTCATTCGTCGTTGAAGTCCCGCCATTCGTCCGGCTGGTCGAACAGCTCGTCCATGTCGGGCTCATCGCCCACCGGATCATCATAAGCGTCGTCAAGATCGGCATCTGGCATCATTGCCGTCGGCCGGCAAACCTGTCAACGGGCTGTGGATAAACCAACAAAATGTAGATGACAGCGGAATCAATCTCTGCTAGAGGTTCCGTCATCGCGCACCGATCCCAACCGCTTGTCATCCCCCCGCAAGGCTCCGCCAAGCGGTACGGGCGCGAATCTGCTGCGGCTTGCGTATCTGGCCGCAACGTCGGCGGGCCGCCGTTCTCCCAACTCAACAGTCGGCGGCCCGTTTCTTCTCCAAACCGTGACGCCATTATGGGCAGAAAACGCGCCGACCAGCCGACCAATCCAGCCGACGTTGCCATCGGCCGTCGCATCGCTGCCTATCGCCGCGCCCAACGCATGAGCCAGCGCACGCTCGGCAAGGCACTCGACGTCACCTTTCAGCAAGTACAAAAATACGAAACCGGCAAGAACCGCATTTCCGCCGGCAAGCTCGGCGTCATCGCCAGCACGTTGAAAGTAACGCCGGTCGACTTGCTTGGTGACGGCGGCGCCGACCATAAGTCGAGCGTCGATGCCTTCAGCGCCTTGGCGGATCACGTTGTCACCGACGCGGTTATGGCACTGTCTAAATTGCCGGCCCACGAACGTCGTGCCATCGCCCGAGCACTGGCCTTGATCATCAACGCGGTAACAACGCTGCGCTAAAGCGTCAGCACACTGAAATCTTCCTTCGGCATTTCCTCGCCATAGCCGTCACGCCGCCGCAGTTCCGGCGGCTTCGGCCGCCTGCCCTCGACCATGCGATCCAAGAGCTGCCCGATCAAGCCGAGCGCGTCGACCTGATCGTCATGACGGCCGGCCGGGAACGACAACAGCTCGGCGCGAAAATCGGCGCCCCAGGACGCATGCGCCGGCACGTAAAGGCCATCGAGCGCCATGCGGCCGCGGATGGCTTGGGCGCGGCGCGCCTTGTCGCCGCGGGTTGGAAACTGCTCGCGATTGACATAAGCGCGGCGCTCGCGCTGGCGCTGATCGAGGAACGGCCCGACCGAGGCTTTGATCTGGCCTTGCTCCTCGGCCCAATCCAGCGGCTTATACTCGCGCACCAAATCGCAGAATGCCTCAACCCACTTGTCCGGCGTCGCCTGCATCCGCCAGACATCGAGCAGATAAATCCGGCTTTCAGGATCGACACCGACGACGATGTGGGCGGTGTAGTCGCCGCCGTCCTGAGTGGTCGCATAATCCGACGCGCCGTAGATCATCATGGTGTCACGCGCCGGCGGCCGGTCGTACGGCTTGAGCCATTCCGCCTTGAAATAATCGCCGGTGTCAGGCGCCGGCTTTTGCTGATAAAGCGCCGACCAGTTGCGCGGGATTTGCGTCGCCTTCTGCTCTTGCAATAGCTCGGCGTAGCCATAGTCGCTGTCGGCCCATAGCATTTCGCCGGGCTTGCGGCCGAGCGCGTCGTTGTCCTCGGCTTCCGCCGGCAACGACAGAATTTCCCACTGATCGCCGCCCTGCGCCATTTCCTCGATGATGCGGCCGGCCAGATCGTCTTCGTGCCAACGGGTTTGGATCAGAATCCAATGGGCGTCCGGCTTGACCCGCGGCACCACGTCGGCCTTGTACCATTCCCATTGCCGGTCGCGGACCAGCTTGGAGTCGGCGTCATCGCGCGAACGCACCGGATCATCGATCAGCACCAGACTGGCACGATAGCCACTGATGCCGGTGCCGACACCCGCCGCCTTGTACTCGCCGCCTTGGATCAATTTCCAGCGATCGGCGGCGGCTTCGTCCGATAGCGTAATGCCGAGCTTGACCCCATTGTCGTCGATCAGGTTGCGCACCCGCCGGCCCCAGCGCTTGGCCAGCTCGGTGGTGTGGGCGCAACCCAGCACCATCGCCTCGGGATGCTTGCCTAAGTACCACGGTGGAAACAACACGCTGGCATAGGTCGACTTGGCACTGCCCGGCGGCATGAAGATCGCCAGCCGAGTAATGGCGCCACTGCTCAAAAGCTCAAGCTTGCGTAACAGCAGGCGATGATGCGCCGCCGGCTCAAAGCCGTTAAACCGCGCCCAGGCCGCAAGCTCGCTGCGAATGGTCTTGCGGTGCAGAACTTCCTGCGCCGCCGCCGGTGGTGTCAGTGCGGTCATCGATTGACCTGCGGCGTCGGCGGACAACCATCGGCCGCGGCGGCGTTGACGTGCTCAATAACAAATTTCCAATCCAGCTCGGTGCGCCGCGTGGCGCAGAGTTGGGTTTGCAAATCCGCCACCATCGATTTCTGCTCGGCATCACGGCCGCGCGCGTAGGCGATCAGCGCATCGGCTAAGTCTCGCGCCACCCGCGCTAATGTCGCATCATCATTCATCGCTCGGCTCCATGAATTTCAGTTGCGGCAGCGTCACCGCCGGCTTGCGGCCATGCGCCTCGGCCTCGCGCGCGATCGCCTTGGCGAGTGCCATGCGGCGGGCTTCGCGGCTCGTCGAGCCGCGGCCCTCGCCCGGCGGCTGACGCCGCCGCGCTCGGCGACTAACCAAAAATCGCTGGCGATGGGTCAGCATCAATCGCGCGGCGTGCCGTCGCCGTAATGGGTGATGGCGAAATTCACCGCCATGGTCATCGTCCGCAAATCATGAAAGATGCTTTCCTTGTCCTCACCCTCGGGCAGAATAGCATCAAGCGCCGCGGCATAGATTTTCGCCGCCTCGCGGCCCAATTTTATCTTATCGATTTGCCCGTGTGTCGGCGCATGATAGTCGAAGGTGCTTGGATTGATTGCCATTCCCATTCCCCTCCCCTGTTGGATAAATACCGATGCCGCGACGGGGTGCGATATGCACAAGTCACTGCGGATAGTTCTCCGAAATCGAGTGGCGCCGCGGCATCGGATGGCAATTAATCGCTCTCGCGGTCATCGTCGTCGTCGTCGTCGCCCTGGCGCTCCGGCTGAGCCTCGATCAGCGCCGGCGGCGACGGCAGTGCCGCCTGGGCGGCAATGCGCAACAGTTCCTCATCCGTCAACTGCCCGATCGCCGATAATTCGACGCGGTGGTGATCGGCGGCCTTGAAGCCGCGCATTTCGCGCAATTGCCCGATGGCATTCAGCGCGCTCTCGCGCGTGACATTGACAATCACCCCGGTGTCCTTGTCGCAGCGCAGCTCGGCAATCGAGGGGCCAAGCTCCGACACCATTAGCACCTTCCAATCAATCCGCGGCTTGCCGTCGTCGCCGATAACCACATAATCGAAGAAATTGCCGAACGCCGAACGGTCCAAGCGTTGTTCGAGCCGGCGGCGCTTTTCCTGATGAAACTCGTTAGTCAGATCATCGCGCCGCAGCCAAGCAATGCGCCGCTGCACCCGTAATTTTCTCTCATACTTGCTTTGAATGCCCGTGTAGTCGTCAAGCCCGGCACGGCGTGCACTCTCGCGCATACCGTGCCCAAAGGCCCGTTCTTGCGCATAAGCTTCCTCCTTCTGAAACCGCAGCGGGCGCTCGCCAAAACCTTTGTTTGCCAGACGCATATTTGGAACCGGATTTTAGCTGCCAAAATTTTTGGCCAATTTTGTGCAGCCTTGTTCGAATTCGCAAGCACACGCGCGGCCCCGGCCCCCTAGGGGGTGCCCCCCCGGAGGCGCCGGCCCGCAAGCTGCGCCAGCGCGTCGACCGCGCAGCGCTGTGAACTGAGCGTGTGGTCGCAGGATGCTTGCGACGGTTCTACCCAACCGGGTTAGGGTTCACACGCAGCGCTCAAGTGTAAACTAAACCGCAAAAAGTCAATGTCCTCAATGCCGCGCCTGATTCTCTCCAATTCAGGCACCACACCGCAGTCTGAAGACGCGCCATCGAACACGGCGCGGGACGCCGCAGCTCCCCGCCGGCCAGCGCATCCCCATGCCCAAGCGCCAACCTAAAACGCACCAGCGGCCGCGCGCGGGCAATTGTGGCGGTTTCTACTGAGTCGCATCGAGTCGCATTTGGCGCCTAAGAGCTCACAACGTCCGGCAGAGCGTTGTCGGACGCCGTGCGCAGCCGCGCGTAAAGCTCTTTTGCCCGCTCAAGG